CAAGATTTATAAACAACAATAAAGGAATGAGGTCTTGGGGTGATCCAAAAGTTGCAGAGTTGTTAGAGAATAGCCCTTTTCCATCAAAAGAAAAAGAAGAAATGGAAAGCGGACTGTGGCTTATACGATATATTCTTAAAAATCCAAACGCAACAAAAGAAGATTTATCCAAGGTTGATGAATCTGCTTTTAAAAATATATTTCATGATAATTATGATGAAGTAGAAAAATGGAAAACAAATGGCAAGATAGATATGCGTACTATTTCTTGGATGACACAGCCAGGAGTTCCACTTGGTGATAGAGAAGCAGGCTGGAACGTTGTTAATAACACTAAATTAAAAAAGATGTTTGCAGAATATTTCTCAAACGAAAGAACCAAGGAGATAATTAGACAACAAAATGTTCATGGTCCAAAAATACTTTCCTCAGTAATAACAGGAGATCCCGTTAAAGATGAAGAAATAAGAAAAAAAGAACTAGAGAAGATAAGCCCTAAGGATAGAGAAGAATTGGAAAAAATACTTGGTAAGGAGGATTGGGAGACTTTTCAAAAGACGGGCAGAATACCATATAAAATTAAAGGTGAAGAATTAAGAATAGGATCAGCAAAAACAAAAGATAAAAATGGAAAAATAAAAGAAGGAGATTCTCCAAAAATAATTTTACCTTATGTGAAAATTGGAGAGGGTGATAATGAAAGATCTGTTCCATTATTAAACACTCCATCTTTTATTAGATCTTCTGTAAACACAGATTCCATAGAAATATCTAAATTAAAAAATAAAATACTCTCTACTCTTAAAAAATCAAAAATAAACACCGATTCTGTAGATTTAGATTCTGTTGATGATTTAGAAAAATTATTAAATTCTGATAAAATTAAAGATAATACTAAAGATTTAATTAAAAATCTAATAGTATTTTTAGGAGAAGATCCAGAAAAAAGCCTGATGACAACACCCAGAAGCGGGGTAATTATTGGAAAAGATGGAAAAGAAACAACATTAAATAATTTTTATAAAGTTCCAAGATATTCCCATGGTCTTCCGGGAACTAGAATAACGGGATTCAGACCAGAAGTTTCTAGTCAGGTGCCTGGGGCGCCCCATAATAAAGAAACAAGAATAGGATTTGCAAAAATATTTCCAATAGGAAGTCCAGTAATGGGATCAGACGGATTAGTTATTGGAAAAGAAACTTGGGATTATTTCAAAAGAAATCCAGAATTAGTTCCAAAAGATGCATCTCCCATGAAGTACGTACAGTATGATCTTTCGGATACTGGACCTGATGATGCACCACGAAGCTCAAGTCGATATATAGAAGAATCCTTTAGTCTATCAGATTTTAGAATCATAAAAGAATCAGACGAGTCAGATGAAATAGATAGAGATACTGGCGGTGCAAGAAAAGGCGGCAAATTAACAGCAAAGTGGGATCGAACAGGTACAGCTAAACACTATTATCAAATAGTGCCAACAAAAGATGGTTATGGTAATCTTTCAGGCTGGAATGATATTGTCGAAGGAATGTCTGCTGTATTTTTGAAGAAAAAATATAGTGGAGTGGACGCCAATAGGGTTGACATAAGAGAATACATAAAAGATTTTCAAAGAATCCATGATGAGATAGTAGATGTTTTTTATCTTAATGCTAGGGATGAAGATCTTTATACTTCTTTGGGAAGAAAAACCAGGGCTAGTAGCGAGGCAGATAAATTTTTATCTAGGGAAAATGAAGCAACTGGCAGCAAGGGAAGAAAATCAAGGACAAGCACCGAAAGCATGATTATGAGAAATCCTAAGAGCTCCACAGAGCCTCAGGAAGATATTAATAATATTGAACCTCTTGCTTATGATAAATCTTTTGATAAACAAAAAAGAGCACAGTTTGTGTCTATTTTCTTTGATACAAACAATCAAATTGTATTCACCAGCAATACAGGTAAAACCTGGACGCCCACAGTACAAATGCCCGACTCTGATGCGAAACAGCCATATGTGTTTAGAAAAAATAAAAATGATTTGATGAATGCACTTTATAGCACCTCTAATATACTCAGGTTTTTATCAGAAAACTCAGATAAAATAGATGTTTCTAACCACAAGAAAATTATTGAAATTTTAAACGTGGAAGAAAAAAATCTATTATCTTTCTGGGCTAGTACTTTTCCTCAATACTCTCAACATTATAAGACCACTATGGATAAGATTGGTGGTCACGGCGAGGACTTGTTGTCATACATTCAAAAATGTGATACAAGTATACCAGCGCACATAGAGAATGTTTACGAAGCTGAGAAAGAAGAGCTTAATAAAAAAGCAAGTAAAAAAATAATTGCTCCAAAACAAGAAATACCAATAGATTCCCAAATAGAAGCCGGTTACAACAACATGCTTGCTATTGCAAAAGAAATAGAGAAGATTATTGAAGATGAAAGTTATGGAGGTGAGAATTATTTTAATAAAGTAGATAAGAAACTTGTGTCTCAAGGTCCAAAAATTCTACTGTGGTATGATTATATTCGACAGTTATTAATAAACCTTACACGTTCAGTAGACACAAAAAAGAAAGAAAGTTTAATTCAAATTATTTTAAGGCATAAGGGTGGAAAGTCTAATTTTGGTCAAGGGCTAAAATATCCTATGGAAGCTTTTTTAAATAAAATTTCCAGTAATTTTGGAGAATTTGCAAAATTAATGGAAGTCCAGCCGCCAAAAAGCAATACGCAACTGGCGAAATACGCAGTGGAACAAGCTCCAAAACTTCAGGGTTTTATGCAAACTAAAGTTAGATCAGAGTTTATAAAACAAGCAAAAGAAATTAAATAATGGACTTTTTACAAAATCAAAGAAATCATTATATTAAAAAATATATATTTGAAGTTTTAAAAGAAAGATTTAGTAGAAATGAAAATATAATAGACAGAATATTATATCACCTAGCTACGGAACAAGATTTGAAAGATCTTAATAAATTGATAGCTGATGTTTATGAAACTGCCTATCTAAAATGTGTAGATGATCACAGAAAAAAGTTTGAACAATTAGGATATAGCGTAAAAGTAACGTCTGATCATTCAAAAGAAGGTGTGTAATCTGATATTAGAGCCGTGTATATAAAGCCCATGGGAGCTTCCGTGTGCTCAGAAACTTTCCACCATCTTTTATCTTTATTTTTTGGGTATACTATTGAGTTTTTAGTAATTTTTTCCATGGTCCAAAATTTTATATAAATATCTTCTTTTTCTATTACCACTGTTTCAAATATAAATTTATCGAGATACTCTGTTCTTTGATAAGCTTCACCATATAAGCTATCTTTTTTCTCTATAATTTTTGCTGGTAGGCAGAAGCATTGAATGGTTTTATGATCTGAAATTTTTTTTTGTTGTTTAACTTCTTCTTCTTCTTCTTCTTCTTCTTTTTCTATTATTTTGGGCTCTTCTATGACTATTTTCTTTTCTTCAAATACTACATCTTCTTTGTTCTGCTTTATTTCAAAGCTTTTAGATTTATTTTGTTTGTCTATTTCTTCTGTCCATTCAAAATTATGTTTTGTAAAACCTTTCCACAAGGTCTGCTCTTCCATTAAAGGATTAGGACCAGAAATTTTGAAGACAGTTCCGTCTTTATTTTTTATCGCCATGATATCTATATATTAGTAATTATTCATCCAATCGAACAAACAAATGAGCCTAATAATCCCAAACATATCAAATCAGACAATTTTAAAGTTTATTTTTGGTAAAATATCTAATTCTAACACACAAACTTTAAGACTTTTTGTGAATAATCACAACCCAAGTAAAACTACTGTTCTTTCTGATCTAACAGAGGCTTCCACAGCCAGCTATGCTTCTAAAAGCCTAGCCGCATCAGATTGGGCTATAGTTACATCAAGCAATATTACTACAGCCTCATATCCTGAGCACACTTTTACTTTTAATAACAATATAAAAGTATATGGATATTATGTAACAACAAGCATAGATGGTACAAACTACTTGCTCTGGGTAGAAAGATTTTCTGTACCATTTGAATTACCGGGAGGCGGAGGATCAATAGCAGTCAGCTTAAACATTGGTGTTTCGTAAATTAATGTTTTATAAACATATATAATAGTATGATTAGAAAACAAGACGGAACTCCATATTGTGTGGCAGGAAGCTATCAACAGTTTGATCCCCAAGATCCACAATTCACTCTTTATGATAGTTGGGATGAGGAAGCTATAAAAAGAGGTGGAATTCCAATATTCTACTACGAAGTTTTCATACAGTCATCCACGGTAGATCCTATTTATCTTGAAGATAGAGGCAAAATATTTTCACCAACCCCAGTTCAACTTTGGGGTTACTATGAACCAGCGGCAAGTCAGAACTATGTGAATCAATTTGGAATAGATGCACCAGATGAACAAATATTTGAGCTCAACTATAGATCGGTGTTGAAGGCTATTGGACATCCTCCTAAAATTGGATCAAGATTATACACGCCACATCTTCAAGAAAACTGGGTAATTATACAAAGAAATTTAGCTGAGTTTAAACAGTGGGGCGTATTACACATCCAACTGATTTCTCAGAAGTTTCAAGAGAGCGTTACTTCTGGTGAAGGTAAAATCCCTACTCCGAAACAAGACTTTAAAATTATTTAGATTTTTTAAGTAGTTTCAAAGGCAACCTGGGCTTTCTGAGCTGCTTGTATTCTATAATTGGAAATGGAATAAATAATTCTCTCTTTACAAAATTTTTAGGTTTATTGTTTATAAGTTTCATTTTCTTTTTCGCCTAAAGAGCTTTACTCTTGGGTGCTTCTTTTTAAAATATTTGTCTGCCGATTGTTTGATCAATTTATTTACACCCGTCATTCCATCTTTAGAAAAAGATGTGCTTAAAACTTTATATTTATTGTCAAAAGTATTACCTTCGTGATCTTTCCATTTTTTACAAAATTCTCCACTATATTTTGAAATATTTGCTTCTAATAAAATTCTTTTTTCTTTTTCTTGTTCTGTCATTTCTGTTATTTCATAACTTATTCTTCTTGGTAAAATTAATATTTGGGCATAAGGTTCTCCCTTTCTAAATACATAGCTGCCGTTTAAAGGCGGCTGTTTAAAAACAACAAAGAATATCTTTGACCACCATTCTCCCTGTATGTGCCCGGCTACAGGCAAGGGTGTTGTCCATGATGAATCTGTGTAATACTTGGGGTGAGGCTCTATTCTTATTATATGATCGACAGGTGGTTCAAAATCAAAGCTTGATGTAAACCCAAAATGCCCAGGAGCAAAATTCATAAAAGGAGGCATTGGATGATTGTATTTTTTCTCTTCTCCAGAAAAATCACCTTCAAATACTGTTTTTCCATCTATGTTTTTAACGGTACATTCTGTTTCAAATGGATAAACCAATTCTATTCCATATGTGCTCGCCTCTACAAACGGTGGGCAATGCCAAGGCTGAGGTTTAGACCCATTTCCGTGGGTTTTATCTTCTCCTGCCCACCCTGGTATTTGGAGTTTTATTTGAGTGGGAGGAAATTCTTTTGCGTTAAAAAAACTTCTCCACTTTAATTTAAGATTACTCATATATATTATTATGCAAAACCACCCAGAAAAAAGTTTTGTTGATTGTAATCCAAAAGGATTTAATTTTCAAGAAAATAAAACTACGCCTGACACTTGTTCAAGTCAACCAAATAATTTAGATTTTTTAAAAGAATCTTCAATAAATGAAAAAACAGGTAATGGAAAAAGTGATCTTTGCGATCCTATGCAAAGCGGCAAGATCATAAATGATGGAACAAACTATAATACAATCTATAGATATACAAAATCTTTAAGAGGAGCCGATGAAGCTATCTTAGATTTGTTTAAAGATATTGTTGTGTTAGATGAAGATGGAAAAGCACATCCAGTTCCTATTATTTGGGGAACACAAGAAAAAGCAGTAGCGGCAATACTTCAGGATAATGTGAGAAAAGATAATTCTTTAGTTGTGGATAGAATTAGGCTTCCAATAATGGCAATACATAGCCAAGATTATCAATTTAATCAAGCAAGATACATTTATCATAAAGCTGTTGACTATCCGAGAGGAGCAGATAAAAAGCCAATTGCTCATAGTGAAAAATACCCAAGAGACACAATTTTTGGAACGTCTTGGGGAATACCCATAGACATATCATATAGTTTATATGCTTGGACTATGTATATCGAAGATATGAATCAAATATTAGAGCAAATTATTTTAAAATTTAGTCCTGTTGCATATATAAAGGTTAGAGGTGTAACCTGGGAAACTCAAGTGAAATTAGACTCAATAGCTAATAATCTTGAGATAGAACCAGGTGACCAAGCAGTTAGAGTTGTGAAATTTCAATTCAACTTAACTGCTGAGTCTTATATACCCCAGCCGATTGTCAGAAAAAAGTCTGTTCTATCTACAAAGGTGGAATTGACAAATGGTTTGGCAGAAGAAGATATAGATGCAATTGTGAGTCGAATCGAGGAAACAGTTAAGGAGATGAAGTGTTAGAGATAACAAATAGAAATAAATTTCCTATGCAACTGGTTGTTTTGTCAAGAAGGGCGCCCCGTACATTTACAGTTTTAAATGTACCAGGAGTTGGTTCAGGAAAAAATATTTTTTTGCTCGAAGAAGAGAGATCAACTGACTATATACTTAGGGCAGAGAAAAAAGGATTAATTACTACTAAGAAAATTTAGATACAAAGGGAGAATAAAAAATGGCAATTTTAAGGGGATTTCCACCTTCCAATACAATAAGTCCAAGCGTTAGAATAGCTGAGAAGGATTTGAGCTTTATAGCTCCCAACCAATCTTTCCACAGAGGTGCTCTGGTAGGTTTTGCTAGCAAGGGTCCAATTAATACCCCCACTCTAGTTTCCACCAGAAGACAGCTCAACACAGTTTTTGGTTATCCCCATCCAGATGTTAGCGATCCCTTTTTAATATATGCTGCTGAGCAATACCTAAATTCAGCAAATGAACTTTATATAGTAAGAGTCGCAGACGAAGAAGCTGTTAGCAATGAAAGAGCCGAGTCTGCTTATGTTGATGTTCCAAGCGCTGGATCTACAGTCGAAATAATTTCAAAACAAGAGGGACCCTATAATTTCACAGTAGATTCATTTTTCAGATGGAGACTAAACACAGTTCTTTCATCAAAGACACTTGTTGTTTCTGCTGGAGAATATAGCGCCAATGAATTAGCATCAGCTTTAAACGATCAAATAGATACTGTGAATGATGGAATAATATTTTTCTCTCACACAGTAAATACAGACACCTACATTGGCGTCAAAACAGTTTGGGCTTATGGTCCCAACTCAAGCCTAGAGCTTGTTTCTGTTAAAGATTCAATATACGGAGCTACTGGCGTTACTGGGCTCGGCGTGGGCATGACCCAAGCAGAAGTTGTTGCTTCAAATTATGGATATAGCGGAACAACAGATGCTGCCGTAAATGGTATTTTTAATTTTAGTGGAATGACCGGCTTAAACATTCAACTTGTTTTGGACGGAACAGATAGTGCTTTAATTGACAATGTGGTTCAAGTTATCGATCTTTCTGCTTTTGACGGAGAGTCTGGCGTAACTCTTACCGAGCTTGTGACCGCAATAAACGAACAAAGAATATCTTCTGAAGGTGGTTCAGAAGAGGGAACTCTCCCAGGTGGTTGGGAAGCATATGAGTTTACTAACGATACAAATGATTATCTTGCTTTTAACACCAAACATTATGGGCGAGACGCAAGACTAAGAGTTAAAGCCGTTGGCGTAGCCTTAGACGTTTTCGGAATGAGCACAGCAACAGCAACAGGTGTTAGTCCAGTTCAATCAAGTGCTGTTGCTGTTGACGGATCTATCTCTAACTCTGATTCGGATGTTGGTGGAATTATTGTGGGATCTGACAACACAGGAATGAGTCAGATAACTTTCACGGTATACGCCGACTCTCCAGGAATTGAAGGAAACAGAACACAAGTAAAGATAACAAATAATTCTTATGAGAATAATTTCTCAATGGAAGTTTATAGTAATGGAGTTCAAGTTGAATCTTGGGGTAATTTAACCAAAGATCCTGCTAGCAGCTACTATGTTGAATCATATTTAGCTCAGGTATCTGATTACGTCAGAGTAGTTGATGCTTCTGATATAAGTTCACCCCCACTAAATTCCACTACATATTCTCCACTAAGCGGAGCTTATTCACTAACAGGTGGTTCTGACGGTATACCTTCAGATCCAGAAAAGCAAGACGATCTTATCATTGGTAGTGCTTTAGGCTACACTGGAATTTACGCTCTTAGCGAGCCAGAACAAATTGATATTGATCTAATTGCAGTTCCAGGTCATAGCAGCACAAATGTTGTTATGGCTCTAATTGATCTTTGCCAAAATGTCAGAATGGACTGCATGGCTATAATAGATCCTCCATTTGGACTAACTGTTAAAGAAATAGTTCAGTGGCAAAATGGGGCTCATCCTCTAAACAACGATAGATTTGACAGCGATTTTGCTGCGCTATACTGGCCCTGGGTCAAGATTAGAGATACCTTTAATCTAATTGACGTTTGGGTTCCACCAAGCGGTGCTGTTATGTCAACATTCGCTCGATCCGACAGCTTGAGTGCTCCGTGGTTTGCTCCTGCCGGTCTGAACAGAGGAACTGTTTCCAACATATTGGATGTTTATGATCGTCCAACATTGGAGGAGAGAGATCTTATGTATGGCAACAGAAATTGCGTGAATCCAATTATTCAGTTTGTTGATATCGGTGGATTCGTTATATTTGGACAAAAGACACTTCAGAGAAAACCAACTGCTCTCGATAGAGTCAACGTAAGAAGACTTATGCTTACAATTGAGAAGCAATTAAGAACAGCAAGTAGATCACTGTTATTTGAACCAAACGATGATATCTTCAGACAAAGATTTGAAATCATAGCATCAGGAATATTGGATACTATTCAGGTCGGAAGAGGCATAACGGCTTATATAATTAAAGCTGACACCGAGCTTAATACAGCTGATGTTATAGATAGAAATGAATTTAGAGCAAGAATAGGAATACAACCTGTACGTGCAGCAGAATTTATATTCCTTGAGTTCAGCATACACAGGACCGGAAGTTTTGCCGAGACAGCATGATTTTTAATGATTTTTAATAAGGAGAATTTGATATGGGTACAGGTATAAACATGGGATTGGGAGTGTTGTCGAACGCCAACACCATATTTAAAAGAAAATATAGATGGACATTTTCTCTGGAGACGGGCTGTGGCAAAATTCCAGAAACCATTGTTAAAGTTGCAAATAGACCACAAATAGATATAGATGAAACAGAAATAAACTATTTGCATGGTAAAATGTGGATACCAGGAAAAGCCGCTTGGCAAACAACTTCGGTTACCTTTTATGACGTTTTGGTACAAGATGGTAGCGGCGGGGAAAACGACATAAGCAATCTTTATAGATGGCTGAGCACAGTCTACGCTTTTCATGACAGCAAAGGGCTGCACCAATCTTCAGTTAAGGGTAGCGGCATGAATTCGGGTGGTGGTGGCTACGCCGGAACTGGCACCCTCAACCTATACGATGGATGTGGAAGCGTATTGGAAACATGGGTATTACGTCATGTTTGGCCAACATCTATTAGTTTTGGAGAACTTGATTACGCCAGTAGCGACGAAGCTACCGTGGAAGTAACATTAAGATATTCTGAGGTGGAGTACAACAAAAAGAAGAATGGCTGCCAAGCAGCATTTGCTCCTTGCTCTTGCGTGGGTTGCAGCTCTAAGTAATCAAAAGTGCTTTAATTTAAAGAAGCAAGATTGTTCGCAATCTTGCTTCTTTTTTTTTATATTTGTACTAAATAATATTATGGCAAAAAATATGAATATGGGATGGGATTATGGAGATGGTGCACTCAATGATCCAGACGTTTGTTTTAAGCGTAAAAATAGATGGCTTTTCAAAATAGAAAATGTCTCTGCTTGGGAAGGTAGTCCGTGTTTGCCTCCATTTAAAGGAGGTAGACCAGGATTAACATTCAAAGAAATGGACGCTCAACATTTAAATGAAACAATTTACTTTCCAAGCAAACCAGATTGGAAACCGATAAATTTAAGTTTATATGATATTAAAAAGAAATCTAACCCAGTAATGGATTGGATCAAAAAGTCCTATGAGGTTAAATCAACTGGATCTACTTGGAAGCCTAGTGCATCTGGCTTCAAAATGGGGAAATGCTTTCTAGAGTTGTACGATGGCAGTGGGAGCATCATAGAAAAGTGGATTTTAGAGAATGTGTGGCCAAATTCTATCGATTTTGGCGATCTTGATATGAGTACCAGCGATGTTGTTACTGTAGATTTGACTCTTCGATATGATAGAGCATATTTAGAATCGTGAATGCTCCCGCCCGCTAAAGCGAGTGGGCTTCTAAGGCAACCTTGCGGTTGCCCAAAGAGTTCATTCCAACTCTTAATATGTTTTTGGCAGCATTAAGATCACGGCTTAATTGTAAGCCACAAGAAGAACAATCGTGGATTCTTTCACCCAGTTCTTTCTTGACCTTAATGCCACAACTACTGCATATTTGACTTGTATCTTCCGTAATGTGACACCCTATATAGTGTGTGTAATTTTACTGCCATTCATCCCAGCCCCTAAAAGTGACTGGGTTTTCTGGCGTGAGGATATAAAAATTAAATTTGTCGTTGATTTAATATAAAAATATTGTTATTATAGGCACAACAAAAAGGAAAAAAATATGAAATTAAGTTTTCTGGAACTTATTGAGAGACAAGAGTTAATTCAAAAATTAATAGATAATGGTTACGGAAAAATAATAGATATTTTACTTTTAAATGAAAATAAAGTTTATACTAAAAAGGGAAGATTAAATAAAAGCGGGGCTTGCAGACTTTTAGGTTGTAAGCCAAAAGAGCTTGAAGAAACAATGCAAAAATGCAGAGATATACTCAAAAAAGAGATGGAAGGATAGTCAAATATTCTTTATGCTCCAGGTTCCACCTTCGCCCGCATCCGGAACAGTGTCTTTATTTTTTGTGTAGCTTGGCTTGCCTTTTAAATTAGATATATTCCAAGGCTCTCCTTCACCAGTAGTAGTCTTTGGAGCCGTAGAATCGCCTTTTATGTGCTTTATACTCCACATTCCACCTTCACCAGCATCTGGTATAAACTCTTTGTTTTTAGTGCAGGTCGGTTTGCCCTTTATATGCTTTATGCTCCACATTCCACCCTCACCATTATTGGTGCCCAATCCGTCTTTAGTAGGCTTTGTCTGATGCCCGCCGCCAGGAATATGCTTTATATTCCACATCCCACCTTCTCCTGTATTAAGAGAAGTATTAATCATTTTGTGATTCTTAAAGTTATATATTCTATCATCTATTGATAGGTAGAAAATAGCATCGGCGCTTCTAGTTAAATACCATTGAGGAGGATAAAGTGCTATTCCTCCATATCCGGGTGGGTAAATACCAGTTTTAGACCCTGGATTTGAGCCTTCGTTTATATTTAACCAATCTTTAAACTGCATATAGATATACTACCTTTTATGCTTTTTACGTCTTGTGCGCCTTCTGTGACTTTTGTGCTCTCCAGGAAACTGTCTTGTTACCATAGAAATTGGTCTTAGGTAAGGAGCGACATCACCTGATGTGGTCGCTCCTGGACTTCCAGAGACTAAGGCAGTTGTTGTTGCTACGGCATCCTCAAGCCAATTAAGAAAGCTTTTCATTTTGCTTTTTTCTTACAAACAAGATAATCTTTTAAAGTCACTTTGCTTTTTTCCATGCCTTTTTGCTTCTTTACATAATCTTTGGCTTCTTTGAAAGAAGCTTTGGGATTTTTCTTAAGACAAGCTTTTAAGTGCTTTTCGACGCTGCCTTTTGAACCCTCATCAGACTCTTTATCGCTTGATTCATCTGAATCTTTTTTGTCGGACTTGTCGCTTACTTTCTCTGAATCTTCAGATTTTTCGTCGCTATCCTTATCAGACTTTACGCCTTTCTTTTTAAGAATTGCATCTTGTAAAGCTTTGGGAAGTTTTTTTTGTTTTGCAGTCAATCCTTCAGAAGCTTCTGTAACTTGTGTGAAATTATCTGCGATTCTACCTGATGGTGCATATCCAACCTCTCCAGGACCGGCTTCGTCAGCTGAGAAATTACCATCCGAGAATCCGCTGTCGAACTTTTGAGTGGGATCTCCAATTTGATTTAAAAGACTACCGAGCCATTCTCTTTCCTCTTTTTTCATCTTATTTTTCATCATTTTTGGAGCTTCTTCATCCTCATCCTCATCCTCATCCTCATCCTCATCTTCATCTTCATCCTCATCATCCGCATCTTCATCCTCATCCTCATCTTCATCTTCATCTTCATCTTCATCTTCATCCTCATCCTCATCTTCATCCTCATCTTCATCTTCATCTTCATCTTCATCCTCATCATCCGCATCTTCATCCTCATCCTCATCTTCATCTTCATCTTCATCTTCATCTTCATCCTCATCCTCATCTTCATCCTCATCTTCATCTTCATCTTCATCTTCATCTTCATCTTCATCATCCGCATCATCTTCGTCTGAAAGCATGTTTTTGCAGTTTTTTCCACATTTTGAGCAGCCGCAGCTACCGGTGCCGGGCTCGTCTTTTTTTGATGCTGACTTGACTACTTCTCCATCTCCGGTCTCATCTTCAACAACTTTAACTTCATCTTCTTTTTTCTTTTCTTCGACTTTTTTCTTCTTCCTACCTTCTTCTAATTCTACGCCCTCTACATTTGAAGACATTCCTAGTGACTGAGTTTGTGATAAACCTAAGGGGAATGAACCAAAAACTGATTCGTTTAATTGTTTCCATTGTTTGTAGCTGAGCATTTTAGACCTCTAATTAAAAGTTAAAGTTATAAATGTATATATCAATTAGTGTTTAATTTTTTAAAAAAAATAACGGTCATTCTGACGCTTGCTGTAATTACAATATTTATAAAATTTAATATTAAAAACAAAGAATACATAGACTTCGATAGAAAATCTATTCAAATCACTGAGCAAGAAACAATTGTTTTAGACTGTGAGATAAAAAAAGGGTTTCTAACCCTGGAATTGGAAGGATTTTTATACACAAATAAAGATAATTTTAAGTTTAATCTTTATAAAAATTTAAAAAAACAAGTTGAGGCTGGAGCCAACCAAACTTACTTTTGGTATTGGTCTAGGGATGAGGCTCCAGAAAAACTATTTTATTCCAAAAAAGAGCATATGGTGGATGTTTTTGAAAAAAGCTTCAACATTATCTGGCTCTTGGAAACTTTAAAAAATAAAGAGTTCGGCAAATATGATGGCGAAAACACTGAATTCTACATTGTTAAAATAAATAAAAAAGAATTGTTGTTTTCTTATTTTATAGACAAAAAAAGCAATCAAGTAAAGAAATATGAATTAAGTGATCAAAAAAACAAGATTTCCCAAGCTATCGTTCTGAACAACTCCGAGATTGAGTATACTTTTTTTGAAAAACACATAAAAATAAAGATAAAAATAAAAGACGCTTTCAAAAACAAAATTGATGAAAGCGTCTTTTTAACACCCTTTTCTGATTACAGGGTATTGAATGAAATGATTCCTACTTACCAAGAGCCCTTTTGATTGCATCCTGTCTTATTTGATTAACAGCATTTCTATTTACATTCAAACCAGAAACACTTTGAGATGCTCTTGGTGTAAGATTACTTGGACTAACTATTTGCGATGATGGTCTTGGCGTATTTTGAACAATTCTAGGTGTAGTTGCCGATTGTGTTCTTGTAACCCTACCAGCATTTTTTGAACAGCCACATCCCATATTAAACTCCTTTAGTTAATGGACCTATATGTATATATTGTTTATATATATAAAAAAACCCTCCCAGACAGATATCTGGGAGAGTTTAAACTACACAATTATAGTTTTAAACTACACAATTATAGTTTTAAACTACACAATTATAGTTTTAAACTACCTACTAAGTACAGTCTTCTTCTTGTTTTTGCAAGTCTTTGTATTTGATGGTGGAATAGACTTGCTTGCTCTCTTGATCACAGCGTTACCAGACTCAATAATTCGGACATTATTGTAGCCTAGTCTCTTTGCCATATTCTTGGCAGCAGTAATAAGAGCCGATCTAGTTGAGAACCATGTGCTGCCATCAGCCTTTCTCTCCAACTTTGTTGGACGAAGCCCATCAACATCTACCGTTGCCTCAAAATAATTCGAGGAACTAATCTTCTTTGAAGATACCTGGACATTTAAATTCGTCATAAAAATCCTTTCTTAGGTGTGAGTTTTTAAGGACAAACTTTAAAAACTACATTTGTTTTTAAAGTCGATCTTTATTGCTCGCTTGATACTTCTATTATACATAATTTTTTTTAAAATTCAAGATGTTTTGTAAATAATTTTTGAATAATTTTTGATATATAAGTAATAGATACTTTGCAACTATTGCAACCATTAGTGAGGTAAAAATGAAAAATTTTATTGATTGGGCTACTGAAACCAAAAAAGAACTACCAGTCTTTATTCTTGACGAAAAGACAAAAAGAGGCGGAATAGCGACCTGGGCTTACCCGGACGCTGTGGCAAGAGGTCAGTATCCTGACTCCTACTTCCTGCCAATCGCTGCCGATGCTTTGGTGAAGCTAAAGGGCGGCAAGGCTAAGGACTGAGCTTAGGAAAGCTACAGATATAAATACAACAACCAAACCTCCACCTTTAATATAATCGGTGGAGGTTTGGTTGTTTTTTATGCTAATTCTGAATCTATCAAATCATCATCATCATCTGATGATTCAACTTCCATGATGTCCCCAGAAATTTCAAAACTAATTGCTTCCATATATGGAGCAAAATAGCTTTCCACCTGTTCTCTGGAGGTTGCATTGATCAACTTTGGGTTATTCAACACGACATCTAGCGGCATTTCATTTTTCTCTAGTGATGCCTTGAATTTATTATCCTCTTTGTCGTCTCCTAAATAATCATCTTTTATAATAAAATTACCAGCACCTTTCGCCTCTAGTCTTTCTGCCTCTAATAAGCATGTAAGAAGACCACTAAGGGGGTTTATTCCTTTATCAAAAAGTAACTGTATACCCTCAGACTCAACAAAAGGCTTGTGAGTTTTATTTTTAACATTTTTTAACTTTATGTTAACACCAAGAATTTTGTTTTTCTTGGCTGTTATTTTCTTCTCTATTTTCTTTTGAGTCTGAGGTCTGATTCTGCAACTTGCATAAAACGGAAGTGCATTACCACCACCTGCCGTTGTTTCTGGGTTGCCGAACATTATTCCAATTTTTTCACGAGTCTGATTCAAAATTATTACAGTGGCACCGCTCTTCTCCATAACAGTGTTGAGTTTTCTCAGCTCTCTGGAGCAGATTTTAGCTCTTTCTCCAGGCTGCTCATTGCCACCCACAATTCTCTTGTATGTGGCTTTATCGTAACCTTCTGGGAGATCCACCTCTCTTAATTCTCTTGCACTTGGAGATACGCCAATGCTGTCGTAAACTATTACAATTGGTCTCTCGGAATCTTTCTTTCTAATTTTTTCTATAACTGAATACATTTTTGCGAAAACTTCTTCAAGGCTTTGAGGAGTATATCTCAAAACCTTATTAAGATCACAATGGCTTGCCTTCATTATAAATTCTTTATTTGCACTATTTTCACAGTCTAGAAGAACTGGGATGCCGCCCATTTTCTGGCAGCCAAAAAGAATATTGTTGCCAAACAAGCTTTTTGCAGAACTTGAAGGGCCATAAATTTCAGTTAATTTGCCCCCAGGTATTCCACCATCTATAAATTTACCACTGCATATGTAGTTTAAAGCCAAGCTACCAGTGTCTACGAAGTAGTTTACACTATCTATTTTATCTAAAACATCTCCACCTGTTTCAGAAGCAATTTCTTTAAACAAATCATCGAGAGAGTCATCGGATGAGCTTGATATTTTTTTACGTCCCATTTTTACAATTCCTTTTAATAATTGTGTTTGAAAAAAAACCCCGCAGCCTAGGCGTTGTCTAGGCTGCGGGGTCGAGCGGCACCCACACTTCACAGATCGTCTATTTCCTTGAGAAATTCATCATCAGCCATTACTTCTTCTTCTACAACTGTTGACGAAACTGTTTCCAGACCCAGATCAGCAGATGAAGTGGGCTTTGAAGTCTTGGCAGAAGGTTTTGAGGTAAATTCAGATGGATCATAGCTATCATCACTCTGAGTAGCCTCTTCAACCAAACCAAGATGAACCTTTAATGCGTGTTTAAGTTCATCTTCAGTTTTGACAACCCTGATAGCCTGAAGATCATGGAGATTCTCTAGCCAAGTGTTGACCTCATCCGACTCACCCAAAGGTGAACTATCTAAGAACTTTGATAGATCGTAGTTGGGATACTCTCCATTCATCTTCTTGACTAGCTTGAAGTCTCTTCCAGACTTGGGATTTGTAACATCTCCCAGAGCTTCTTCCCCAGCATCTTTGTCTCCAACGATTGCTCTGACAATCATGGCATGAATTGTTTTTCCACAACTGAAGATCTTTGGTCCAGTGTTTTTGAGGGTCTCACCGGTTTTGGGATCTTTTTCCTGTCTTTGCATAACATTGTAGTAGTAACGCTCAATCCCCTTTAACTCTCTGTACTGATTTCGGAGATCATCCTGAGCCTTACCAGTTACTTTATCACTCTTAGCCCAAAGATCTCTTAAATACTTATCAATCACTGTATTGTCTCCAACCCACTTTGGACCCTTGTCAGTTTTGACAAGCTGTTTTGGGCTAAAGAAAATCTTTTTGTTTCCATTGCTGTCTCTGAGCATATGGTATTTGACTGCACAAAATAAAGGTTCTCCCTTACGTCTGGGGAGGAGTCTGAGGGTAACGAACGAATTTGCGTCAGGATATCTGACGTAGGAATTATTATTTCCCTCTCCA